CATTATATTCCCCGGCCATGCCTCGCATTTCTTCATATAACTCTTCTAAAGCTTCATGCTTATCTTTTTTAGTATTTACTTTTAATAAATCACCATAATCTATTACAATTAAATCTGGAGTATTTCCTAACATAATTGTTTTTTCAATATGTGCTTTTATTCCCATAACACCAGTAGACTTAGTTGGATAATATTTTATAATTAATTCTCCAGATAATGTCTCTAATTTTTCTTGTATATCATCAGTGTAATTTTTTAAATTCTGAGCAGCAATACCAGTAACTACAGAATCATAACGTTGACCTACATAATTATCATTTAACTCTAACGTATAGTGTATAACTGTTTTACCTTTTTTAACAGCATTTGCTCCTATATTAATAAGCATCCATGATTTTCCAATACCGGCTGGAGCCATAACTACTCCTAATTCGCCGGCAGCTAATCCACCATCCATTAAATCATCTATTACATCCCATCCGGTGCTAATAGTGTTTCTAGCTGATTCAGTATATCTAGCAATGACATCTTTTTTATATTCATGACCGATGTCAGTGTCAGCACCAGCTTTCATTGCTGAATCTATTTTACTTTTAATTTCATCATAACTACCCATTTTGAGCAAATTAACCGAATCCATTATCGCTCGCTTAATTTCTTGATTCTTACAAAACTTAAGTATTTCATTTTTAACAAAGTCTAAATCATCTGACTCCATAAATCGAAATACTTCTTTTAATTGTTCTAATATTGCAGTTTTAAGAACATCATTATCTATTTCTGTTACTTTAACTTTTAATACATCTTTTGAAGGTGGAGTTTTATACTCACGGAAATGTTCTAGTAATATATCTAATAACCAACTATTAGCATCAGATTCGAAATACTCTGACTGTATAATATCAGCAATTTGTTGTAAAAATGTTCTATCCACAAACATAGCTGCCAAAACTTTAATTTGAAACGACCATCCATACTCACTTAACTTATCTGTCATAAATTATTATATAAAAAATAAATAATAAATCCAATTTATTTTGTTTTTTGTGCAAATGCACTCAATGATAACCAGGTGTTATTTAACCAGTCTGGCATATTTTTCATTACAGACCACATTTTGTCTTCCATAAATAATCTTCTAAATTCAATCTTATTTAATTCTGATACTGATGATTCCATAATTTTTCTAATATTACTTTTTGTTTGTGCTGGAATATCTAATAGTTTTAGATTCATTAGTTTCCAATTATCTGAAATAATATTTTTGTTATCTATTATTTTATTATATGTTTTTGATTCTGTTACATTATTATAACATGTTTCCCATAAATCATCTAATTCATATTCTTGTTCTTTATCCAAGTCAGGAACATGTTTTAATAAAGTTTTTGGACCAATTCCCATTACTCCAGGAATATTATCTGACTTATCACCTGTAAATGCTCTATATAATACATAGTTTTTAGGGTGTACCTGAAACTCATCTAATAATTTTTCTGTATCATATAATTTCTTTTTAATAGGAGACCAAATTTGAATTTTATCATTAATTAATTGATAAAAATCTCTATCAGTTGATACAATTGTCATTTTTTTACTTTTAGCTTCATACATTTCAGTAATATATGCAATTGTGTCATCTGCTTCAATTCCATCCATTGATAAAAATGTAACTGGTAATGCATCTAAATATGAAACTAATCTGCTGAATTGGTGTCTCATAGCTTCTTGCTCATGTTCTATACTAGGCATATGATGATCATGTCTTCGCAATCTTGTTTTATTAACACGATTGCCTTTATAATCTTTATAAATCTTTTTTCTTCGTTTAGATCCACCAACCCCATCAAATACAATGATACATCTAGAAGGCTTAAAATCTCTAACACATTTTCCAATGCTATATAAAAATCCTGTAATCCCTCCTATATGTTCTCCATCTTCGTTAGTTGAAGGAGTTGCTGAAAATGATCTAATAAAAGTATTGAGTCCATCAAAAATCATAATATGATCATCAGGACTCTGATTAATACTTTCTTTTTCTTTTTGAAGTTGCTTAAATAATTCTTGATATTTATTCATTATCCTTCTTCATTTATAACTTCTTCATCAACTACTACATCGTCAATACCACCATCTATTCCGGCTCTGTATTTAAATATATATGCTTCACAAATTCTATTATACAGTCTATCTTTCATTTTAGTATTTTGTATTACCTTTTCTATGAAATCTTTACTTTGAAATTTGATAGTTTCTAGAACTTCGCCAGTATCTGGATCAACATCATCTAATGAATACCAAGCTCCTGATTGAGAAACTAATTTGAAATTCTTCATGATATTTAACCAACCGCCATAGTTGTCAATTCCACTATCATAATATATTTCATAATCAATTTTTCTGTTAGGAGGCCCCATTCTGTTTTTTACAACATGTACATTAGTTTTATTTCCAACTACTTGATCTGTTCCGTTTACTCTGGCCTTTATCATACCAGTATTTTTTAAACGAAGTCTAACCGATGAATGAAATGGTAAAGCTTTACCGCCTGCAGTTGTCCATGGATCTCCAAAAGATACGCCTAATTTAGTTCTTAACTGATTAGTGAAGATTAAACATATTCTTTCTCTAGCTATCCAATTAGTAACTTTTCTCATAGCTTTACTTAATATAATAGATTTGGATGTTGCATATCCATCTTTATCATATTCCATTGCCATTTCTATTTTAGTAGATGCTCCCATTACTGAGTCTACTACTATAGTTACTAACCTATCTTTGTCAGACTTTCTAACATTTTCAACAATTGTTTCAATAGTTTCAAATATTTCTTCAATTGTTTCTAATGGAACATATAACATAGTTTTTAAATCTACGCCAATTGCTGTTAAAAATTCTGCACTACTAGCTGATTCTGTATCAATATATACTGATAATCCGCCTCTTTTTTGCGTCTCTGCTAAGGTATGAGCTGCTAGTAATGATTTACCAGAAGCTTCAAGTCCTGTTATTTCGGTAATTCTACCAACAGGAAATCCTCCGTTAGGACGATTTGAAATGGCTAAATCTAACATTGAGCATCCAGTAGATATCCATTCATTAACATTTGTAGGAGCATCATCATCACCATCTAGAAAAAATGCTGACTTGTAATTTTGTCCTTTAAATTGTTTATTAATGCTTTCTGCTAGCGCCGATGCTAACGAATCTTCCAGTTCGCTCTTTTTCTTTCCCATATATAACTTTCTTAATTATTGAATAAATCGTCAAATGCTTCTGCTACGTCTGTTTTTTTAGTAACAGTATCATTTGATTTTGTTTCAGTTGCAGGAGTTGCTGCAGCTTTTGGAGTTGACGTATCAGAGTCAGCACTTTCTGGATTCATCCAATCATTTAATGCTTTTTCTAATTCTTCATATGTTGGCTCTGGAAATAGATCTGTTATTTTAGGTTGATCCATTATTGATTTTGCAATTGCTTTATCTTCAGTAGCTGCTGATGTATTAGGTTTAACTCTAATAGCTGTTTTTGGATATTGACCAGGACCTTCTGATGGGGTAAATTCAACGTCAATGTCTCTTCCATTCATTAAGTCGGTAATATCACCATAATCAGGGTCTGCTATAATAGATAATAATTCAGAATAAATTGTTTTTCCGAATCCCCAAAATTTAACACCTTCAGATTCTTTACCTCTTACTACAACAGGAACATAAGTTCTCATTTTTGGTTCAATTTTTCTACCCATTAACCAGTCATCTTTATCACCAGTTTTCTTAAGCTTTTCAGCAAATTCTACTACTGGATCAGCATTACCAAATGTTATTGGAGAGAGCATACTTCTCTTTGCAATATCATAATGGAAATACATTTCTAGGAAAGGGTTTTCTTTTCTGTGAACGTAAGGGACAATTCTTACTCTTTGTTTGCCAGGTTCTGGCTTGAAATAGTTATTTCTTCTGTCGTTAGTTGTTGTTAATTGGTTAAGTTTCGCCTTTATGGCGTTTAAGTCTAAACTCATATTGTATCCTTTAATTGTTTAATTGTTATTATTTGTTTATTTATTAATTATATTATAAGTAATTAATTCGTTAATTCAAAGTTAATTGTGTAATTGTTTAATTTTTTTAATTCTTTGTACCAAATCTTTTCATTGATTCTTTTAAATTCATTATTTTTCCATTTTTTCTAATGTGTCAATATTAAAATCTTCCAATTCTCCATGAAATGCCATTGATCCTTCCATACCCCATTCATTACCGCCATCGTCAGCTCCCATTAAGTAGATTGCTTTTTCATATCCATGATCGTCAACTTCTTCATAATCATTAAATTCAATATCAAATGGTGAACTTCCATCTATACTAACTGTTATTGTAAGATTTGTACCACTACCCATTTTTGTATTTTTCAATTCAATTCTTGGCTGATAGTTTTGATTGTCTTTATATTTTAAATCTGTTCGTACATTTCCGTCTTTGTCTTTTAGGGCTTCTGTTATACCCATTTTTGCAACTTTAGCTTTAATCATTTCCATGTATTTATCATCAATTGTTCCAGCCAACATCCCTTTTTGTCCGGCAATAGTATACATTCCTTTAAATACAGCATTTGTTCCAATAATTAATATGATATTATTAGATCCTTTTTCTAATGTAGCTACAGTTTGACCGTTACCCATTTTTTCTAATTCAAATCCCATATCAATTAATGGCTGTAATCTATTTGAAGATTGTTCTTGAAGATTTTTTTGATGATTTGTAGTAGCGTCTGCTAATGTTGGTAAAGATCCATCTGCATTTCTTTCCCATGCAAATCCTTCTTTCAATAAGTTTTTTAATTTTATCATGATAGTATTTTCTTTATTACATATATAAATATAGTTAAAAATTAATTCTTTTAAAAAATACTAAGTCTATCCTGCGATAACCATTATCATCAGTTAATAAAAAAGAATTTTCAAATGCTTCCCATGGTAAAATCATTGTTTTATCTAGTATACCATTGTTTAAATCTTTGATAACTTCATTTAAAGCATTAACCGTATATAATGTGTTAGTTTCTTTTTTTCTGTGAATTGATATTGTATTTTTTCCACGATATCCGTTATCTGCAGCATTGAATGTGCAATATAAATCATTTCTGTTTTCATAGTTTGCAAATACAAATATTCGGTTTTCTGGAATTTCGAAGTTTTGCTTGATATATTCTGTAACTATGTCTAAATTTGTTTTGTGTGCAAATGTGCACAATAGTTGTGTCCTCACTTTTTCTCCTAACTCTGATCAGTCATAAATGTATATTCGTCTTTGACGTATTTTTTAAGTTTAAATCGAAAATTTCCTTTTGTAACAGCGGAAATTACAAACTCACTAGCTTGACCAATATGGGGAGTAGTTTGTTTATCAAAATACCAAATTATTCCACCTGGATTAATGCCTGCAAAATAAGTATTCTTTACATTTTGTAATTGTTGTATTAAATATGACGGATCTTTTATAAACATAGATCTCTCTAATCGTTTAAACCAAATAACTACATCTCTATTTTCGTCTGTTATAGTATCTCCTATGTTTATTGTAATTGGCTTATTAGTTGAAGCTGCAACTTTAAATTTTTCGGCTTCGTCATCACTTACCCAATATGATTGTTTATTTCCATCTTGATTAGTAGTTACCCTTGTATCTCTAACATCTGTGTCTAATTTTGTTTGATAGAAAATTTTATTTAATTCTTGAAATCCTAAATACCAATGCTTCCAAAAAAAGCCCATTGCTACTTCACGAAATATAGCAATATTTTGAGAATTTTGTTTTCTATTTACAAATCGGTCGTCTATTATTTGAATCATTCTTTTTAATGCTTCATGCGACTCTGTGTCAA